GATTCTTACTGAAGGCTCGTTTCCTGAACCATCACCTGCAACCAACTCGTTGAATCCGAGTGATTGTGCGGCAACGATTGCAGTACGCTGACCTGCAACTTCGTAATCAGTCTCAATGCTAACTCCCTTCAGACGGGGGATAACATAGTTACGGACATTAACTGCACAAGCAGCAGAAGTTGTTATAGCACCAGTTTCAGCAAGTTGGCTAGCTAGAGCATCGGAAGCGATGACGGGAGATCCGTACATGCTACCAACAGCACCGACTAACTTCATTGCAGTATCTGATCCTACTTCAGAAACATCAGAGAATGCAGCATCACCGATAAGCTCGTAATACTGATCGATTGGTACTATGTATGCGACATCCGCAGGATTAACACCATACTTGCCCATTTCAGATCGAATTGAAAGCAAGTTAGCACCTGTGATGGAATCATCGCCATTAGTAACCGAAGCATCCTTGTCGGCAACTTTTGCGGAATCAAGAGCGAGGAATGAGCCTGCGCCGTCAGTTCCAGCACCACCTACGAGACCTGCAAAAGAAGAATTACCCAACATAATTGCTGAGTCGATTGCTTTTGCGTGTGCACGTGCAAGAGCTGAAGTGATTATCGGCAGAACGCTGATAACAACTTGCTCGTCGGTGTCGTTGCTGATGAAAGTACCAGAAACTAGTCTGAAAGCTTGGAGCAATACGCGATTAACGTTGTAGTTATTATCGCTAGCACCCTTCTCTTCCAACAAGTTAGCAGCGGTCTCTAGACCAGTAGCGTTCCAGTTTGCATTCTCAGTATCAGGAGCAATTGGTAGTACAGTTGCACCGGAAGATACTTGAATTTCACGGAAAAGAGGAGCAACTTTCTGCTCAAGTCTTACTTCTTCCTCAAAAGCTTGAGAAACACTTACGTCGATACCAGCTGAAGTGGTAGCATCATAAGTTACGCCAGCTTTTTGTAGGACATCTTTGCCGAAGCTAGTGTCCCAACCTTTGCGAGTAATTTTTCCAAGAATGTGAGCGGCTAGGAAATCCTTGCCCCACTTGGTGACGTCTCCACGTCCACGATTTTCGAATACACGCTTTGAATCACGCATCTTCTCAATCTCTTCGGCTTTCTCTTTAAGATCAGCCTCGTGCTGCTTTAGCACGTCACTCATTTCAGCATCTTTCTGAGCTATTTGAGCTTCTACATCTTTTAGAAGTCGCTCTGTACCTGACTCAACGGCAGTTACAACAGCACTTTTAACTTCTTCTTCTTGTTGAGCTTTGGCTTCTGCGTCAGCAGCAGCTTTCTCCTCAACTTCTTTTTGTACAGCCTCATCGGCTGCTTTTTGCTCGGCTTGCTTCATTGCAATTTTAGCAGCAGTTTCCTCAGCTACTTTTTTAGCAAAAGCTTCCAAGTCAACGGGTTGATTTGTCTCTTCAGACATTTGTATCTCCTTTTGGACTTGCGCCCCGTCACTATTAGTGAAAGTTTTTTTGAAATCTTCATACTCTGAATCAGAGTCGAAGGACTTCGCCAGTGAAAAAGTAGCTGCTTGATTGCAAGGTACTGAAACTACAGAGACCTCAAACAACTCAGCGTCCTTTATCCTTAATCCGTCGGTTTCCTCTACATAATCAGCATCCTTGACTCGAAAACCAACAGAAAAGGCTCCAAGGACACCGTCTTTAACTAGCTCAGCAACATCTCCTGCTGATTTACTTATTTTAGCTTCTAAATGTAAACCATCATCAGTTGCTGTGACTTTTTTAGCTCGACCGATAGGCCTGCTATAGTCGTGATTAAAAAGAATTATGGGATTCTTTTCAAAATTATTTAATCCACCCTTCGTCCAAGCATCAGCTGAAATAGAATCGCCCGCGCGATCAAATTCAGTTGTACTGGCCATACCACGAATCATAACACTACCATCTTCTTGTGCTTCTGATTTAAAAGTGGACGTGAGATTAAATATCTTTTCCATCTACTCCCTCATCTTCCGCTGGACTAGCGGTCTTTGCCTGTAATTCTTCTAATGGGTCTGCTTCTACCTTAGGTGTTGGCATCGCCACGTTAGGCTTTTTATTAGTTAGTCCTCGCATAAGCTCAGGACAGAATGATCTCGTAAATTTTTCCATAAGAGACCAAGATCCAAATATCTTTTTAATAGTTTGAATCTTTATCATTGCAGGGCGATTTTCATCTGCTGCAAATTCTTTTGGCTGAGGTACATATCCTGATTCTGCAAAATACATAGCCATCTTTGTCGCCATTTGTTTCTTTTGTTTTGAACTACCTGCCATTATTCTTCCTCATTTTCTTCTGGGGGCCTTCCGCCCTCATCTGGGTTTGCTGCACTGCCTGCAATGTTGGCAGGAACTCTTACATCATCTTGCCCATCTACTGCTTCAAAACCTAGTTGCTCTCTGGCTTCGTTTACAGTTATAATTCCTCCATTCACTAATGAAGTATAATACTGGGATTGATCTCGTAATTCTGGCTGTAGAGCAGGTATATCGGTAACATCTTCTTTAATTGTAAATCCAAAAAATCTTTCAAATGCAAAATTAATTTTTCGTACTATAGGTAGTATAGTCTCTAAGTAGTACAGTCGCATATTTGGTCTAATGTTGGCATTGTTTCCTGAATCTAACATAATTGGAGGTACGCCTAGCGCCTTCAGTATTATCTTCTCGTTTTCTGTTATTGCGCTTTGGAAGTCCAACTCTTTAAAATTAACGTTTGTCAGATTATCAACTTCTATGCCACCATCTAAAATAAGTGGTCTTCTTCCGCCTGCTTCTGGCTTATACCGAGCACCCCAAGATTGAATCATTCGTTCTTTAATTTTTTCCGAAAGAGTATTTGGACTTTTTAGTACTAGTCCAGGGACTGCTCCGTTTTTAAAGAAATTATCTTGGAATTTTCTCATCGCTGCCATAAGTTGCATTGTTCTTAAGGCAGGGCTTAGGCGGGGAACTCCTCTATAAATAGAATAAAAAGAGTTCTCTTTAATATGTATTATTTCTTTAGGAGAGTAGTCTATCTCCTGTGAGAATGTGTATCGTTCTACGAAAGTATCTCTGCTAGCGTGTATTGCCATTTTACTTGATGGTAGGTGGTATAAATGTACTCCATCAAAATAAACAAAAATATTACCATCTAATATAAAGTCTGTTATAAGATTGCGTTTGAATGTGTTAATGTCTTGAAACAGATTCGGTTCATAGTTTAGGAGGGTATCTACTTTTGCTCGTTTAATTCCTTTTACAATACCTGGAAGTTTTGCTGACCCCGAAATTACGGAGGGTATTTCAGCGGCATCGTCAACAATCATGTTAACCGCGCGATTAACAATCTCTAATTCTTCGTACTGCCTCTCGTAACTAGTAGTAGGCTCTCTAGTAGTTTCTGAAGAGCCTCCCATAATATGTTGAGAGGTATTTAATTTTTCGTCTGTATCTTCCGTACGAAAGAATCTGTCATACCATGCCATGTTTATCTCTTTGAAGCTGTACCCAGCGCATTTGTTTCTTTGCCGTTGTTAATGCGGGGTTGCGGCCATATACTTTGTGCAGTTGTCTGTGGTGTCCGTAGCACAAAGTGACAGTGTGCTCATATAATTCTGCCCAATGCTCTTCTATAAAATCATCCCGAATTGCAAGAATGTATTTAGGATCATGCCCTGTGTTTTTTATCCAGTTATGAATTAGAGGTGCTAAACTATAATAGTGGTGGAAATCTAATTTAACGTCAGCCCCACAGATATAGCATTCCGAGTCCTTCTCGTACTTATTCTTCGCTCTATCTCGGATATATTTTACTATATCTCGTTTTAATTCAGCCATCAGGTTTTTAAACTTCTAATTTTCAATAACAGAATTATATCGAGTTTCAGGTACTATGTCAAACATTATTTTTCAGAGGTCTCCTAAAAACTTGTTGCAGAAGTTTCAAATGAATATAGTGCGTATCTAAGTGCATCCGACATGTGTGAGGCTCTATTGTGTTTTGGTTTCTCTCTTGCAAGATTAGGATTAGCATCCCACTGATATTGGTCAAGCGCAGCTAATGTCTCTGCACAAGTCTGCTCCACTAGTAGTTTATCATTATCTACTATTCCTGCAACGTGAGCGATTCCATCCAGTACACTCTTTTTGGCATTAATGGTGGAAATATCATAATTTTGTGCAAAGTCAAATCTAGTTTGCTGAGCTGCTGAGTCAATATAAATATAGTCTATTTCCCACTTCGCAATCATACTTTGTATTTGTAGTGCATGTTGTTCAGTAGTTTTTTCAGCGTCTAAATATTCATCAATTAAATAATATTTCTCTTCGTCCCAATCATATCCTAACACACAAAACGCTGTCGGATCTCTATAACCTACGTCAAGGCCTGCAAATATATCCATCTTAGAAGTATCTAACTCACTAAAGTTTGCTATACATTCCTCGTGATTAAAGTTCCAGATTTGACCTTCATAAGTATTGAAGTCTGCTTCATACTCTTGTCTAAACTCAGCATCGGACATAGATTTTCTAGCTTCCGCAATATCGCTCTCAGACATGCGAGGATTATCTTTATAAGTGGCTCTAATAGATGCCCATTCTGCAAATTCATCTTGAAATCCTCTGTAGAAAAACTCGGAGAACCAATTGTTCTTCCCTCTAGGTGTACTTATGAAGATGGCTTTTGAGTTATCTTTATCGAGCGTGGGGCGAAGGGCAACATTGAAGGCGTCTCTTCCATCAGCCAGAGCGGCCTCATCAAAGATGATAAGGTCGTAACTCCTACCAACACAACTATCAACTTGATTGACAGAACCCATACGTATTGTTGAGCCATTTGTAAGTTCAATAACCTTGTCTTTTGCATTATCTTTTGCAACCTCTAAATCGAAATGCTTGATTAGATTTCTTTGCAAATCAAAAGAAATCTGAGACAAGGCATAGTTGGGGGACATTATTAGTATGTTGGAATTGGGCACTAGGGAAACTAGTTGCCCAATTATATTTGCGATATAGGTTTTACCCTGTCTCCTTGAAACTGCCGCACATACAAAACGGTATTTCGGATTATTTATCGCGTTTATGATAGCCTTTTGCGATGCAAGAGGCTCAACGCCGAGTAGCTCCAAGTATGGATCTACTGGTAATTTGAGAAACCTCGTCTCAGATTGTAACTCTAAAATTTGTTCGGAGGTAACATCCCTCCGACTCACTTCAATCGCCATTTTCTACCTCTTAATGGTCTGTTTTTCCTTTACTGGTTCCGGCATATAAACCAAACCAAGCTGCACCGGCACCTACAATTACTGATATAAGTCCAGACTGCTCAAGGTTGGGTTCTGGTAATTCCATGAACCACATTGTACTGTAATAAAGTAGGAAAATATAAACACTTAAAAATACTCGTGGGAATATTCTCCATGCGTCTACGGCTTGTGCCATGAAAATGACTTTTTGCCAAGGATTGGTATTGGAGACATCTTCTAACTCTCGAATACGATCCTTTAATGCAGACTTTTCTTGGAGAAGCTCCATAAATTTATTAAGGTCTAATTCGACCTCATTACGGCTCATGTCTCCTGAGAATCTACTATCGTAATCACTCATAGTTTTGCATCCTTTTTCTTCTTTCCACGCTTCTTCTTGCGCTTCTTGCCATACCCTACACCTTTTGGCATTGTAGCTCCTATTTTATAACCAGAAAATATACTGCGCTCCATAGAAGGCCTATTCCAATTAACCCTGTAAGTACTACAGCAGCTATTTCTTGGTTCCTGCGAAGTTGTTTAGCAGCTTCTCGAGCCGCTTCCTGTCGCTCCTTCCTGATTTTACCCCGTAGGGTAATCAACTCTTTCCACGCTTCAGCACCCAATGTATAAACAATGAATTGATGAAGTTCCTTCTCAATTTCATCTGCTTTACGCTTGTCTGCAAAAGTCTTTAAAGCTTCCTCCTCAACAGATACAAACTCATTTCGCATTGCTTTAGTTCGTTTCTGGTTGTGAGAAGCTCGGGCGGTATCTAGTCCACCCCATAATTTTCCCAGGTCTCCTGCCATGTCTTGTAATTCACGACCGGCTTTAATACCTGTTTTGACAGCACTAAATGCCGTCAAAGCAACGGTTATCGGCTCCACTTCTAATCTCTTGCGTTCTCGGGGAACGTATTCTACTTATCTAGTAGAGTGAGTATTATGCCTGCTAAAAAGACAATTACCGTACCTGTTGCTCCCAACAACATGAACTGTAACCTGTCTAGCTTTGCCTCGAGATCCTCAAGTCTGTGAAAATTAGTCTTCCATCGTTCTTCGCAAGTTGCTTCGTGTGCTGTTAAACGACTGTGAATATCATTATAATCAATGTGCCCCATTTAGTAATTTGTCCATTAACTTGCCGTAATTTCCTTGACCAAAGGGCACTCCCTCGTTAATCTGAACGTTAGTTTGATTTTTGATATTAGAAGAGGATACTTTCTCAAGCTCTGCCTGAGCTTTGATTTCATCCATTCTCATTTTGTGTGCCATTTGCAATAGGTCAGCCAAGTCTTTGCTGGAATACACACCACTTTCTTGGGCTTCTTCGAGCTTTGATTGTATCATTTCATCTAGTAAAGATGCAATGTTATTTTTGTTTCTATACCCCATATCCAAATAAACAGTGTCGATATATTTCTTCACTTCACGTTTATTTAAAATATCTACTACCTTTTTCTCCGCAACCTGTAGTTGGTCGCAAACTCCCCGGATGTTTCCGAATTGTAGATAAGAGTTCGCTACTTCCAGTCCTTCTGGAGAAATTGTTGTTACTTCTTTAGCCATGAGAGAATTATAACCTCAAAAGAGTTGAATGTCAAGAAACTTTTTTCTATGATGGTTGCGATGGCCAGATTACTCCACTAAGATGTGTTACTCCAGAGTTGTCTGTAGGTACATCTCTTAGTGCTGTCCGATATGCTGCCCATTCTGCTTTTTTAGAGTCTGATAAAGGACTGTCCGAGAGTTGTGTCCAATCTGTTACATATATCCTCTTGTCTCGTTCATTTCGAATCTCTGTCCAAAGTCTAGTCGAGTTTAATACCCACGCTTCATCTTTCCAATCGTAGTACTCTCCTGTTCTCTCGTCTCTGTCAAGCCACTTTCCATCCTTATAATAATTTGTTTTCGCAAATCTATCATAATCTTCCATTTGTGTTGTTACATGCACGACTGTTTTTGTATTATCGTTTGCCCATGTTCCTTCATCTTCAAAAGTTCCCCCAGGAATATAAATTGTCCCACAGTCTCCCTCTGAATCTACTATTGCTATTGCATAAACTGTCATATAAAGTCTCCTACTAATACTTCGCTAAAATTACTTATAGGTATGGTTCCTAATCCTAAGAATCCTCCAAAATCTATGAAGGAACTGAATAATATTCTTCCTGTGCCTGTACTACTATCAAAATAATAAGCATTGAAAGCTGCAGATGTGCCTCCCCAATAACTTGCATTTAAAGAAACATATGTGGAGTTATAATCAGTACTACTTGTTGAAGTATGTACA